CTCGCCACCCCACAGGCGCATCGACGAGTTGATGTTGTGCCATATTGTTTCCTCCACGTACTCCTTAGCGGACGCCTTGCCGTCGGCATCCCATGTCACCATCTTCAGGGCATTGGACGGGTCGGTCCTGTGGTAGGCAGCATCGTCCATCCTGTGAGGGACAGAGTTAGAAACACTCGGTATAACCACATTGGACCCCGTGCGGGAAACCCCGTCCACACTGGTAAGGTCGGTTAGCTCTACCGTAATGCTTACGTCGGTGGTTACAAGCTCCTGCAGGACTGCATTTACGTAGTTCGTGTTGTAGCTTCGTGAATAGGATTTGAATGTATAATACTTGCTGTCGTACTGAACGATGTTGTGTGGCTCCAACTCCCTTTCAAAGTCATAAATTCCTATTTGTAGGTAATCCAAATAAGTGCTTCTCTTTGATAGATAGTCCAAGGCATATAACTCGACAAGCGACAGGCTGTCGGTTTTACCGTACCGGTTCCACAGAACGGTTCCGCTTGCTCCGTTTTCATCGGTTGTTAGCCTTCCGATGTCGCCGGACGTTCCTGAGTCGCCGAAGACAAGTTCTTTTTCTTCTGTTAATTTTCCTTTTGTCGAAGTAACACGGTACAATCTGTCGAAGGTGATGTCTGATGTCTGCTCACCGTCTACCTCTACATATCGGCGAATGTCGAAGTTCTTAAACACGAACTCACCGTAATAGGTCGGTTCGGGGTCTATTAAAATAAGCTTTATGCGTACATTGTAAAAGCCCGTCGCCCCTATGCTTCCGCTTACCGGAACGCTCACCCTGCTTTCCCTGCTGCCGAATGTTACCCTAAATGTATGTGTTTCGTCAAACCCCGCCGCAGACGTTATTTGTGTTGTTACATACGCGCCCCTTCCGGGGTCAAAGGTTCCAATGCCTGTTTCGTTCTGCGAACCCACCATGAAACTCACTACGATGGTGTCGTTTTCTGTTAGCTTCTCTACCTCAAAGTCAGAAGTTAGCTCCATATACCACGTATCGGGGCCAACAAACGGGTTCGATTCGTTCTCTTCGATAGAGCTATCCAACGTAACCATAGCACCCGTGTCGGTATCTGTTAAGGCTGAAAAACCGAAAGTCCACGGCGTACCCGTTGCAAAGTTGTTCAAGTCATCAACAAGCGGAAGCCCTAAGTTCCTGTTCAGGTAGGTAATATCCAGAATCTTAGTAGGAGACACCTTGGAAAGGTTCGCGCCCCTGGTGTTCTTTAGCGTGTCGATGTTTACAACGTCGGTCGCTGCCGTGTTGCCATTGTCCACTAAGTCCCATCCGATGTAATGTTCGGGACTGTTCAGCTCTTTTTGGTTTTGTATTCTGTAAGCCCCGCCGGACTGCCTAAGAACAACGTGAAACGGCTTTAACACCTTCTCTAAAACGTCAAGGCACGAATCTACGTCGTCCTTACCGTCCTTTAGCCTGTCGAACCTTCGCGTGTCCATATAGACGTTTGTAAGACACAGCGTAGCGGAAGGCAGCGTCGTTTCGTAGGTTCCAAGCTTGACGATGAAGTCCAGTTCAATGCCAAGCGGATCCAATGCCGTTTTGATAATCTCCATCGGGGTCAGCTTGTCGTCGATGATTTCCCCTAAGCTGTCCCGGAACTCGGTTTCTGATAAGTCTTTTAGTGCGTCGGTAGCAGACACCTCAATGGTAGTCCACGGCTCGAACACATCACGGCTTAGGTTTTCCGGCTGAACATAACCCCGCCATATCAACCCCATGCCTTTATAGTAACTGATTCGCCAATCTTTGTACTCCGATTCAAACAAACTGTCAAACGTTGCAGGCGTATCGGTCTTTATGGTAAAGATAAGTTCCGAACCCACCACCACCGGATCGCTGCCCTTACCCACGCTGATCGTCTGGATGCGTACCGGCTCGGTTCCCATCACTTCGATTTCGGTGCTGCCCGCCGCGCCGTTGAGTTGCTCGATTTCGATGCGGTACTCTTCCGTTGTCTGCCCGTCGTAGGTAGCAAGGTTATCGTGGTATGCGTCGAATTTCTTTACGTAGGTCATTTAGAAATTTCCTATGTTTCTGCGCTGCGCCTCATTTAAAATGAACAGCAGGTCCTGCCCGCTTACCCTTGTAGTCAGCGTACCGCCTCCGCCCGCAATGCTCTTTAACTGATCTTCTCTTAGTGCGTATTCCGGGTTAAGCCTTGCACCCGGGTATTCCCCGAACATTGCAAGGGTCGGGCTCCTTACCATGCCGCCCCCCGAGAAGGCAGGGATTTTTGAAATCAGCCCCCCCGCAATGGTTCCGGCTCCGGCCGCAAGTGCTATGTTCGCTGGGAATGGTATCGTTGCAACTATCTGGCTAATTAGCTGTGCCGTAACCTGCGCAAGCGTCTGTTTGATGATCTCCGATACGCTCTTGGACCCATCCTGTGCCATCTGCATGAAGCTCATGCCGATGCTGGCGGCCGCACCGGTGGCGATCTGCTCCCAGTCTATCATAGACGACTTGACGCTCTCCTGGGTGCTCTGTAGCTCCCATAGTTTGTCGATAAGTCCCTGGACAACCGTGTCATGTGCCCCGAATCCATTTTCCACCAAAGAATTGATGGCGGATTCATAGGCCGCCGTCTGCACACCTAAGGCGTCGTAGCCCTGACCGTATATTGCCTGTAGCTCTATTGAATCCGACAGCTTTTTGTTGAGGGCCTCTAGTGTGGCGATGATGGCTGTGTCGGCCTGAACATCGGGTGTTTGCCCGAGCCCCCCACTGATTGCGGGCTGGATCATTGGTGCGGCACCGGGCATGGTGTCCATATCAATACCCATCCCAGACGCCCTTGCCCTGGTTTGCGCGATCTGCTCCATAAGGTCCAGTTCCGCAGCCAGCGCGTTCTGCCTTATTAAAGCTTCGACACGGGCAGCCTCCGTATTGGCGGCTATATAGTCCGCCTCCGCTTTAGCCTGGTCTTCACGAAGCCGCCCTATCTCGCCCAGGTCCTCACGCCTCTTTGCGTTCATGGCGTCAATCCGGGCGGCCTCTTCCGCCGCCAGCTTAGCCGACTGCTCGGCCTCTTCCCTTATCAGGTTTCCGGTCTCACGGATTATCTGCTCGAATGAATCATGCAGTACCCCTTGTGCCTCAAGGGCCGCATCCCTTTCGGCGGTTATATAAGCTATAGACTGCTTGCTCTGGTCCCTCTTTGCCTTTCCTAGCTCCTTTTCCAGCATCACACCGAGGCTGGCGGCGCGCTTCTGTGCATTGGCAATCTCGTCTATCAGGGCCGCCCTGCGCTCGTCTTCGTCGGATATTTCCTGCATCGCGGCGCGCACCTTGTTAATGCTTTCCTCTGCGCTTACTGCCTGTGCCGCCCAAGCCTCAAAGAACACCGGATCGCTAAGGCCCCGCCCGAGCTGTCCGCCGGTAAGCACCCCAAGAACAGAACCACCGAGAATGCGGCCGAACTTTTCCAGCTTACCCATGTTGGTCTTCGTCAGCACGTCGGTAAAGTACCTGTCCGTGGCCTCCACCAACTCGGTAATCTTGGACACCATCGTGGTGGAGGATGACAGCAGCGCCCCGCCCATAGTCGTGGCAAGGTCTTCTAGTCGCTCCTTGAGAAGCCGCGACTGGTTGGCGAAGCTCTCAGAGGTTCGTGAATAGTCACCTATCGCATTCTTGCTCTGCGCCATTGCGATGTCGAGCGTCGCCTGTGCCTTAGCCTGGCGCTCGGTCTCGAACACCATTCCCTTAGCCGTGTTGATGGCCACCTGCTTCTGTACGTCGGCCTCCAGTATGGATATGCCCAGTGACTTGACGCTCTCCCTTTCACCCAATAGGGCTTTTGTCAGCGCGTCGCTGGCGCCCTTAGCGCCGCCCGAGTAGTTGGTGAACGAAGCAAGGTCGACGGCCAGCTTGTTGACCTGCTCTGAAAGCCTCAGGGCCTCCGACCCGGTAAAGCCGAAGCCCGTCAGAAGGTCGCCAGTGTTGCTTAATAGGTCTTTGGCCGCCCGGGCGCTAAGGCCGTATTCTGATCGTAGTTTCTTAAACGACTCTTCCGCGTCCGAGGCCACGTCCTGGAAGACTACGGCGAACTTCGAGAATGTCTCTTCTGCGTTTGATGCGGTCTTGACTATCTCCTGCAAACCCCTTATGGCGGAGCGGGCCGCAAAGGCACCCACCAGGGCGATACCGGCCTTTTTGACAGCGCCCTCGAACCCGGAAACCCGTTTTTTGCTGTCGTCCAGCTTGCGGTTCAAGTCCTTGTTGTCCGCGCCGATCTTGACTTTCAGTTCTCGCTTAGCCATTTCTTCTTGAGTTCTTCGTAACGCTCCTTATCCATCAGCTTATAGGGGCCCCTCCTTCTGTCACACGGCAGGCTAATAAGGTCCTCTGGCTTTAGCTTTTTTTTCGTGTGCGGGGCTATCGCAGCCCACATGATAAGCCTGGCATCCTGCAGCCTCGCCTCCCTTTTTCTTAAAAACCCCCGATACCTGCATTGAAACTCGCCCCACGTCATCCGCTCAAACTCCAACTGGGAAAGGCCCAGATCCCCCACGGCAAGGTCATACAGGTCATCGAGGGTTAGTTTTTTTTTTCTCCCTCCTTCGCCCAGTCCTGGACCTCACGGCCGAGGATGCGGCTCTTTATCATGGCCGCCTTGATCTCGTCAAGGGTACCATTGTCGTTCACATAATACCACTTGTAGACCCTCGATATATAGGGCGCACCATAGGCTGGCCTCCTGTATTCGGAGGCACAGGCCGACAGGTACGCCCCATACATCCACGCCAATATCAACTGCTGCTCGTTGAGTTTTTCGAGGCCGTCCAGATCGACACCCGACACCTCGCACATCTTCACCCAGGCATATATATCGAAGCGAAGCTTTATAGAGCGGCTAAACAGCGAAAAGGGATTCTTTACCTTTATCGTCATGTCGCAGATACGTTTAATTCACCATTTCCGGTAAAGGAGCAGTTGAACGAAACGGGCTGCTCAGCGTCGGCATTCTCTGAGTAGGTGGCCAGCTTAGCGGTTCCCGTGTAGGTGTACCCCCCGCCGGTTGCCGTGATGGTCACCGCGGTACGTGCGATTGCAATGCCCACGATGTCGGGACCGTCTACGGGGTTGGTGGGGTCGCTCAGCGCGTCAATGTCGATAGACCAATCCCTGAGGCCGTGAATACTCTCAGACCACCCGCCGGAGTCCTTCGTCACGGTGGCCGGAAGGTCGATGTTCAAGTTAAGTGTGTGCGAGGTGGCCCCCCCGATAACTCCGTCAGCGGTAGATACCAGCACTTCAGTTCCATTGATTTTTGCCATTTTAATTTAATTTAGAGTTGTGAAACATAGTTTTCGATAGTGATTACTTTGGATATTACCCTCCCCGTCTCGGTGACCTCTGAGATGGGGTCGGATGCCTCCACCGTGCAGGTGGTGATTTCAAAATTGTCGGTTTCCCCGTACGGCCTTGCCGATATAAGGGGCATGATCTCGTTTGCGATGTCTTCGGCCATCTTGTCGCCGCCCCAGTCCCCATCGGTCTTCACGATGATGTTCAGCGTGGTGGTCACCATGTGGTCGAAGCTGGTCTTGTTGACCGACTGCTGCGACCGGGTACTGATTATGACAAATGGAGGCTCTTCGGACAGCGTCGCCATGTTATATACCGGGACGGTGATGTCCAGCAGGTCAATGTAGTAGGCCCTTATCTGTAATGTCGGGTCTGTCATCTCACAGCGTTTTTAATGAGCTTATCGATCGCCTCATATACCCTGGGTGCGTATTTCTCATAGGCCGGGGCCATGTATGGATCAAGTTCTTCAATGCTTGCCGCATAATCCATGTCGGTGCCCACGATCCCGTCAAGCCCCATTCTGCCAGTTTCCGATGGCGGGAATACCGGCCTTGTCCTTGCGGCCGCGTCAATCGGCATTAGTGCCCTGCCTACCTTGCCCTTATAGTCGGCATATATTGACGACCTCAGAACCCCGTATTTAACTCTCACCACCGCCTGCCCGTGTGCCCTTATGTTATACACGCCAGTTTCGATAACCTTCGGGATGCGCTCATCAGAGACCTTCTTAACCTGATCCATGTGGTTAAGAACATTCCGTGTGCTCTCGGGTGTTATGTATATCATCGGCTTACGTGCCATCGTCGCATATCATTTCAAGTTGCCTAAACTTCATGTCTTTGTTCACCACGCTTCGAATGTTCATTATCGTGCCATCATATAGCTTCAGCCGTCCCTTCTTGGTGACCCCGCTCCGGTAGTGTGTCGTCACCGTGTAGGCGCTGCCCTTGACGATCTGCGTATATTCCAGCCTGCGGAACCCGCTCATGGGAACTATCGCGGCCATGAAGCCCACAGAGTCCGTCCATGTCCCCGCAGTAGTGCCTCCCGCCCCGTCGTCCGCGGCCGTCAATACCTGATAGGTGACCGGTATGTTATAGTTTCCTATTGAAGCCATAGGTTCATCGTGTTTGCCTTGACCCAGTCGCTTGTGATCTGCGGCATGGTTCCCTTTTCGGGGTCTGTGTACATCTGCGCCACGTATGCCTTCAGCGCCACCTCGCAGTCGTATGGCCCCGCATCGTAGCTGGCCTCAAGGGTCCCTTTGTCGTCGATGGAGTTCAGCTCTACGTCGGCGCTTACGTCATCGTCATCCACCGTGACGGACAATATGTTGTCGACCGGGCCAAAGGGCAGCTTGAACCGTCCGTCGATCTCCGTCTTTATCGTAACGGTCTGCTCAACCAGTGACAGGCCGGTCATGTATTCCAGCATCTTGCGGGCCTCGGTGATCATGGCCGTTATCTTGGCGTCTTCCTCCGTGTGAAACACCCTCAGGTAAGCCTTCATGTCGGCAAGGCTCACGGGTTCCGATCCGGTGACCTCTCTAGTGACTATCATATCGTAAGTGTTTGTACCCTTGCCTCTCCGTTTTCTGCCAGCACGCCCCGGAACCTTAGGTAGTCCCTGACGCCCTCGTCTACCAGATATTCATTGCCGGCCCTGCGGCCCTTGTAGTGCCTTTTTAACACCACGGGAACCAGCTTCCCGGTAGTCTTGATGGTAACACCGTCATTCATCGGGACGTATATCTTAGCCACCCGGTCGGCCACCGCCTTAGGGATGCCCACCTCATTCAGCGCCTTGTCGCAGTCCACAAAGGGCGGCTTTGTCTTTAGGTAGTAGTTATATCTTTTCTTTGAAATCGAGTTAAGCCCGTCTGTTGCCAGCCCTCCCCTGGGATCGATCTCGTCGGTGACCATATTCACAGGCTTGATCTGGTTGTATAGATACGTGTCGATGCCGCTAGGCTGGTGGGTGTCTTCTATCTTCCTTACGGCCGCCGCCTTCATGGCCATGTTAAAGCCGGTCACCGGCCAGCGATCCACGGAGAACAGATCGAACATGATGACTCTCTGATACCGGAACGAGTAATGATAGTGATACCTCACCTGATACCAGTCCGCGCCATTGTCAAATGCCTCTGCCGTCCTCTGCAGCCTGTCCGGTGCGCTGTAGTCGTCCGAGGCCTGAAGCAGGAACACGTCATACTGCGCCTGCTCCGCCATCATCTTCCACTTGATCGCAAGCGGTGTTCTGGTGACAGAATGGGTGTATCTGATATTCACACACCCGGCCCTTTCAAGCCTTTTCTTGTATTTGGAAATGATGTCCACCGAATCACTCTCGCACTCCATGATGATCAACTCCCAGGGCCTATCCGTCTTTTGTCTCGACAGCCCTTCGAGCGACAGCCATAGTATCGCGGTGTTCTTCCAGGTGGGCAGCGCTACGCTTAGCATATTGTTTGTTTTTCGTGTTTAACAGGTTCGATATAAACTGCCTTTGATTCTATGATAAGCCTCTTTAGCTCCTCTCTTTTGGGCGACCCGTAGCCAGTATGCACCCCTTTGGACATCTGCCCCCTGTGCTGGCGATACTCGTATAGCTGCGGGAGGATGGCCACGCGCACCCCGGCCCTCCTGAGCCTCTGGTGCATATCGGTATCTGCGGCCATGCGCCAGTCGCGCCAGCCACCTAGATTGGCCAGCGTGTACTTCTTCAGGCACATCACCCCGGAATACTTCGACAGGCACGGGCAGCTTGCCATCATGTCCCTTGTTAGGTGGGGGTGCATCACATCGTCGGCCCCGAAGGTGATCAGGTAGTCGTCTACGTGGTCTAACAGGCTGTTGAATGTCACATACGTCCCCCGGTTCTCGTGGTAGTGGACCACCACCAGGTTCTGGTACTTTCCTTTAATCTGCATCAACCTGTCAAGCGTCTTTCCACATCCATCCACGCCCACCACAACCCTGTCGGGCTTGAGTATCTGGCTGCTGACAGAGTCCAGGCACGCCTCGATGTAGTTGTGTGCCTTGTATGCCGGAATTATGACCGTTAGATGCTTAACCACTTGTCTCCGATGTTTATGTAGTCGTTCCAGTCTTTTGCGATTTGCGCGTTGTCTTCATGCCTGTTGTCAAACTCCGCCATAATGGCCTCACAGACGTCGTCTATTGTCTTATAAGGAATAGAATGAGGGCAGAACCCGTTGTGAACAATGCGCCTGCCCATAAGCCCCAATTCGACCCCCGTGGTGGGCAGTCCGTCGTGGTCTGTCAGCCCCAGCCCAACAAAGCAATCGGCGTACACATCCACTAGCTCCTTCTGCGTGAAGCTGGTCTTGACTGCGCTTATGACCCTTAGCCCCGTCTTGCACCTTATCTTGTTGATCCAGGAGTTTTTGTAAAAGTCGTTATCGTAGGTCCCGTAGTGGTACACCGCATCACCCCTGGGCCTTAGTTGTATGTTCGGCATGGCCGGGGTGAATGGGATTATCTCGTGGGAAATACCAAACCTGTTAAGGTCGTCGTGCGTAAACTTAGAACTCACCACATGGCGGGCGCTCTTTGAATTGATGATCTTCGCACCCCACGACTTGAGCTTCATGCCGTCCGATCCGCACCACAGCACCATGATGTCGCCGGGATACTTGGCGTAAAAGTCAAAGTCTTCGCGGCGGTACATCCCGAACATCACCACAGGGCCCTCGCCCTGGAACTCGTCAAGTCCGTACTTCTGCATGAACCGTTCCCGGAAGAACATCACGCTCTTACTGAACCTTGCTTTTCTTTTCACCCTTTTTTCCGTATGCCCTTTTTTCCTCTTTGGTCTCCTTGACCGGCACGGCGATCTTGCGCCTCAATACAGCCTCCGCCGCGAAGCCCTCCATGTCGGCCACGTCACCGGCTTTGTACTTTCTGAATGGCTTGATAAATTGTACTTTCATAGTAATAATACCCCCAGCCCCGAAGGGCCGGGGGGTTTGTTAGGTTTAGGTAGCGTCGCCAGTAGAAAGAACAGCGATACCCTCGGGAAGCACGGGCACATAACCCACCCGCTTGTGTACCCTCATTGCCAGGAGGTCGTTCTCGGCCAGGTTCACCAGGTCGCCTGCGGCGTTGGTGATAGAAGCCTGGTCGAGCATCTTAACCCGAAGGCCCATCTTGTCACCATAGACGCAGGTCTTGTTCAGGTTGCCGAAGAACATGAACGGCTCGTTCCAGTCAACATCACCGGTTGCGGGAAGCGAGTCGGTCAGCACAATGGGATAGCCCCACAGCGTAGACGGCCCGCCAGTTACCGGGGTCTGAACCAAATACCCACCCGATCCGTCACCGGCGGCAACAGCGTCGGCGCGGTAGGTCTGAAGGGCGCTGAACACGCTCGGGTGCATGAAGAACTTGGCGTTCCTGCGCGCCGGTGTGTCGACGGCATAAATCATCCTGTTCAGGTCGTCCGGAGAGATGTTCGCGGCAGCAACCCCGGTGGCAAGAGCTACGGCAGTAACCCCGGTGGCATTAATAACGCCATCTACGGGGTCGCCTGCGGTGATGTCACCGGTGAGGAATACCCTGTCTTCTTCTTCGGCGATGGCCTCAGCGAACAGTTCGGCACACAGGGCCACCAGGTCGATAGCGGAGTCTTCCACGATCTCTTCGGTCATGACGGTAATGCCAGCCAGCTTGTAGAGCTTCTGGGTGACGTAGTCGATAGTGGGCTTACTTTTGGGCTTCACGCCGCCCTCGTCAACCCAACTGACAGATACCGAGGTGGCCAGCGTCAACAGCTTGCGCTCATTGCCGGGGCCGGAGAAGGGCAGATACCGCATTTCCCTGCGCGACACGCCAAACTCGTAGATGTACCGGTTGATCTCGGCAAGCAGAATCTCCGGGATGGTGTACTCACCCTGATCGGAGGTTGCGCTCGGGTAGTCGGTTGCGCCGGTGTGCAGCGAAGGTTCAAAGTAGGCCATGTAGTCCTTGTGCTCCTTCTCTGCGGCAACCAAGGCGTCTTTGTCCCGCTTGAGGAAGGCGCGCACCCACTTCTGGCCGATCTCCCTTTCCTTCTTCTCGTCCCTTCCGGCACTCTTAATCTGGCGGATGGCATCGGTGCGCTCGAACAGCTTGTCGAGCTGTTTTTGCATCAGATCAAAGTTTACCTCTCCCTTGAACTTGGTAAGCTCGGCGATGGCGCCGGTCAGCTTTTCGTTGAGTTCATCGATGGCCTTCTTGTCGGCCTTCGTCTCTACCTGCGCGTCGATTTTGGCGCTGATAGCGTCCAGTACTGCCTGTTCTTTTTCAGTCAGCTGGACATCATTTTTCTTGTCGGTCATTTTAAATAAGGTTTAATAGTTTGGAAATATCAAATTGTGCCTCTTGTGGCTCCCTCGGCTCGGGTGCATCCAGCGGCCCGAGTGAATTAATCGCCGTTTTGAGTTTTTCTATCTCTGTGATCAGAAGTTCATAGACGTGATCTTGCAGCTCGCCCTTCTTCAGCATGGCATCAAGCTTGCCGATGCGGTCTAACACTTCTTGTTGCTTGACCGCCACCGTGGGGGTGTTTTCATTTGCGCCCCACAGCACACTTGACCCTTCCCACATCCGGACCTCCTTGATGATCCGGACGTCCTTTTCGTCTTCGTAGTTCAGCGTGTTAAATCCTACGGAGTGCTCCGTGATGTGACCTTCTGAATAAAGTTCCATTGCAAGGTCACCGACGGCGGTCTTAGGGATCAGCGTTTCAAAGTAGACACCATTGTCGTCTTCCTTCAGGACCTTCGGCTTGGCAATGGGAGAATAACTGTCATGCTGCCACAGGTGCCAAATTCTGTTCTTTCCGCTGGGGCCGCCTTCCTTGATTGTCTTTTCAAAGGCACCCTTTGCGAAAACATCCATGTCGGAATCCAGCGATCCCGTGTTGGTAAAGTAGCCCACAACTATCCTTTTAGTTCGGTCTACATCTTTGATAATCCCCCCTGTCTTAAATTCCATCTCCCTGAAGTATTTGGTCAATAATGTTATCTTTCGGTACGTGCGTCAATGCACACCTGCAGTTAATCACCTCTTCGGCCGGAGCGCCAGGGTCGTGCGGGTACTCCATCTGCACCCCGCTTGGGAGCGTGAACATGCCGTTAACAGCAATCTCTCCGTCCATAGCCAGATGGTCCTCCCTGGAGTCGCCCGATGGTGTGGCCAGCCACATCTTATCGAGCGGAATCCCCGCCTGGTCAGCGCCAGCTTGTGCCCCCACGTTGGACGCCCCCACAACCTCGGTTCTCGCGATACGCATTGCCTTCCACCCGTCCATCTTAGATTGCAGGCTCATGATTTCATTGGCGATCCTCTGCGCCCCCCACCCATTTTCGGCTCCCAGCGCAACGGCCTTGCGGACGTTCTTCTCGATGTCGGCATAGGCGGTGCGGATAGATTGCGTGATCTTGCTGCCACATTTTGTCCTTACGTACTCCCGCATCTTCTCAAGCCAGATGCTTACAAATGCGTCTTCGTCTTCCTTTAGCTCCATCAGCGGGTCGCGCCCCTTGAGCCTATTCAGTTCGATTTTGGCAAAGGCCACCCCGGTCTGTTCATACACCCTTTCAAATGCCTGCCCCACCTCATCCTCTATCGTCACAGAGTTGGCGGCGCGTTCTATGTCTGCCACCGTCTGCGCCCTGTTAAGCTCGTGGGCCAGCTTTCGGCGTATCTCGGCGTACATCCGGGAGAACATGCGCTCTCCAAACCTTATGTGGCGCATTCGCAGCCTATTGATCTGATTCCAGTTCACGGTCTATTGCTTCGAACCCAGTGTCTATTTCCGTTCCTAAGGGCACTTCATTGAATGTCGTATAAAGCAAGTCTGCCGCCGGGTCATCGTAGCGGTCGTACATAGTAGCCGACCTCTTTTCGTTTCGAGTGATCCAGTCCATGCCCTGCAGCGTCCTGCCCAGCTTCTCGATGTCATCCTGAAGCTCACTAATTGCCATTAAGTCGTAGTCCACATAGTATTCCTTGCTGACCTCCTTGTTAAGGGCACTGTTAAGGTGCGCCCTCAGGGAGTCCATGTCGGGAAGCACCGACACGGTCAACAGGGCCTTCCTGGCCTCCGTAAGGTTGTTGAGCGTCGAGGCGTCCGAGCTAAGCAATGAGGGGTGCACCCTGAATATGTTGCACAGTATCTCCCTGTTCATCTTTCGGGCCTCATTCACACCCAGGTCGACGGGGCTCTCCCCGATCTTCAGGAAGTTCAGCGGGGCGCGGTTAAAGGCGATGTTGCCCTTGTTCCTGTAGCCGGACTGTTTTTTGAAGTTGTCCCTTAATGCCTTTGCCTGCGCCGGGGTGAACTCTATGCCCGTCTGCTCAGTCCCGGTAATGATGCCCTTTAATCCCTCATTCATGAATGCCGCGCTCTGGCTCTGTATAGCCATGTTGTCCTGTGCGATGATTGCGGCTGCGGCCCTTAGCGGGCTCATGCCATACAGCCACCTGCCATCAGGCTGCCAGATGGGGTTCGGGTACTTCCAGTGCATGACCTTGTCGGGCTCTAATTGGCTGGCGAATAACTGGTCCACGACGTAACCCTGTATCGGCTCTATGTAGCTGCCGCCAATGATCCTCACCTTGTCGGCCGGGAGCACGTGCATTGATGTTATGGACCTTGTAACAGAGTTTGGGATGTTATACAGATAGGCATTGCCTGTGGTGTCGCGGTAGATAAATAGCTGCTCTACGATGTCCTGAAACGTGTCCTTATGGTTGGGCTTGTCAAGTATCGCGTTAATCGGGGAGTTGTCGACCTCCTCTAATCCCTCCTGTTTGATCTGCAACGCCCTCTTGATGTCCAGGGGGTTGTTGTACCTTGTGTCTAATGACTTATACTGCTTCAGCTTGTCTTTGTTTTTGACCCTGTAAACAAGCCAGGGTATACCCTTAGCCGCGTTGGCCCTAAGGGATATTACAGAATACACGATTGGGTTTATAGCGTACCCCTCGCGGATGTATGCAGTGGGGTTGTCTGCAATGGGTACCGGTATGCCCCTGTTGACGTACCTGTATAGCATCAGCATCAGGTCGTCCTGAAACTCTTTTTCTTTGACAAGCTTGTATCCGAATATTTTCATACCAGCACCCAATTATCTGTTTTCACTGGCTCGCTTATTGCGTACCTTACCGCGTCGATGGCGTGGTTGAATGCGTCCACCGGCTTGTTGGTGGGCTGGCCGTTCTTGTCGGTCACCCATGAATAGTTTCTTAGCTCCCTGATCAGGTTCACGGACCTTTTCGTTACGTAAATGTCTTTTGATTTCAGCCGGTCAATCCCCAGCCTTACCGAGTCTGGGCCCTTGACGGAGGGTTTGATGTTGTAGCCCATCTGGCGGATTTCCTCGATGGACTTCGGCTCCGCGGAGTCTGCGATCACCTCATCATAATTCTTCTTTACGTAAGGTTCCATCAGGGATGCAATCTCTCGGTTGAGTAGGCCCGTCCTGTAGAACACCTCGTCCAGATAATATGCGTTGTCAGTCTCAACCACCTTGATTAATGCGGAGGGGTCGTTAGTGAATCCAAAGTCCAGACCGTAGGTTGTCCTTCCCTCTGGCAGTTCATCGACTTGCTTCCATGATTCGAATACCAACCCCTCGTATATGCCGTATTCGCAGTCTATGTGGATGCGTTTGAAGTTCTGGTCCATTTTGGCCCGCTTCTCTATGCGCCTCCTTTCGGTCTCCGGAAGGAACGGGTTACTCATGTAATTGGTTGTATGTATCACCGCATCGTCGTAATACCTTATCCATTCCTCAAGCCAGAACTGTGATATGGGGTTGAAGTCGCCTATCACTATTTCGCTTCGGCGGGCAAGCTCATCCCAAACCGGAAGTTTAAGGCTGTTGATCTCATTGCCGTATAGAAGATACCGCCTTGCCCCCAGGGCCTTGTCGATCCTGTCTGCCGAAAAAAACTCAATTAGGTTATTGTTGGGGAATGTGAAAAAACTCTTAGATTCGTTGTACTTAACAACATTACCGAGTGGTCCGTTGGTAAACGACTTAGCAATCCTTATGCAGCCAATATCAAGGTGGGGTCTGCTCTCGGAAACAACCGTGATTACCTTATTGGTGATTATCTGCGTGGCCAGCCAAAACAAAAACACCATAAGGTCGGTGGTCTTGCCTGAGCCAGTACCGCCCTTATGGATGATAACCTTCTTCCCCTCCTCGTATGACCCCTTCGTCAGCTTCAATACTTCTCCGTGGGGTGCGTTAGCTTTTAGTTCCATCAATCAGGTTAAATTCGATCTTCTCCCCCTTGCTGGTTAGGTCGGTTTCTTGTTTGTCTGCCCAGCCAAAACGATTCTTCATATTCATGTACCACCCGGTATAGTTGAAGTCTTTGGAGAATAGGTTTGTCCTTCCTTGCTTCATCCACCAGCCCTTTGAAAAATCAGTGCCCCTTTTTTTGGCCTCCAAAAACTCTGGTTTGGTTTCACACCAGTTATATATGGTTTGGACGCATATATCAAGATCGAGGCATATTTCCTCTATGCTTGCACCCTCCTTCATCAGGTCTATGATAGTCTGACAGTATTCGGGTTTATATTTCGTCGGCCTTGCCATGTCTATGCCACGTCTGGGTCACTCCAATACCGACCCTGTTTTTCTTTGCATTCTGCCCTTGCGCTGATCCATGCCAGACAGACCAGCAGTGCGATTCCGATTAGTCCGATTAGTGCCATGATTAAACGATTTTAGCGGCCCGTCTTTATGACTGCCGCTTGTAAATGCTTATATTCGTCTTTCCATCAGGGGGCCGGAGCGGAATCGAACCGCAGCTTACTCCATAGCCGGCCCTATATTCAACATTATGGAAACAAACTTCGTGCAAATTACAACTAACTTTTATTAAAAGCAAGAAAAAAGTGAAATTTATTTTATTTTGTTGAACTGCCGGTGTAAATTTTTTTCTTCTCCCTGTATTCCCGGATCACCTCTTCCAGATGAAACCGATCCCACTTGTACCCATTTCGCTTGTAATACCCCGCCCTTAGGTGCAGCGACTCAACCCGGTCGTCGCCGATTCTCCTTCTGAGGTTCTTCTCGTATTCGATCAGGTTGCCCGACCTGAAGTAATTACACGGCAAACATTGTCCCCAGGTATTATCCTCATCGTATCTTAATGCCGGATAATGCCCTGCAGAGTAGAAGTGCCCGGCCTGAAGCGTGGTGTACTTTCCACAGGATATACACGGCTTGTCCTGATCCCGGTTGCGGATGTACTCATTGAAGTGCCGGGTTGCCGACTTGATCAACTGGGGGATGGTCTTCATACCACGCCCCCCCTGAATCCCTGCCACTGCGGTACCTCTTCGACCGAGAGAACCGTGTGTGTCTCCTCATATAGTGTGTCGCCCCCTCTGGGTGGCACCTCGGCTGTCATGTGCCGTGTTCTGATGTGCTTCTGGCCGTTTACGTCGACCAGGATTCTTACGTTATACAGCTTTTTCATATCGCTTTTTCTTTGTAGGTGAAAAATACCTTCTTCCCGGTTCGCTTCTCAAGGTACTTCCGGTACGACTCCAACTCGTCTTTACTGGCAAACTCACGCTTGCGGTAGTCGTAGTCCAGAGGATGACGCTCGCCATTTATGTAGGTTATGTCGGTTAGGTGTATCATATTGCGTATATAAGCGAGTTAGTGGCAATTGTGCCTTAATGCGCCCATTTTTCTTTTCCACAAAACTGACACTTAGTTGCACTCGTTGTTTT